ACTGATAATCTCCTTCTTAAGCATGAAATCAAAGTTATGCAAGGTATTCTAGAATCTAAGAGTAAATATCGGAAAGTTGTCCAGGCTGGCATTGCCAAGTGGGTTAGTGATTTTCAAAAAGGACTTGTAGAGATTAAATCCGTAGATGACCTAAAGAAACTCATTGAACTTGATATTGCGCTCCAAAAAGATGAATTATAAAAACCAACTTAAATACCTTTTGGAGGTGGTGATAATGTAGCATGGGAAGAGCTAGAGACCCAAGAAGAGACCAGGCATTTGAGTTATGGAAAGAGAGCGGAGGCACCGCATTATTAAAGGATATTGCGGATTCATTAGGATTACCGGAGAGTACTATACGAGGATGGAAAACCAAGGACAATTGGGATGGTCAACTCAATGGAACGCTCCAAAAAAATCAACGGAGCGCTCCGAAAAAAAGAGGTGCTCCAAAAGGTAGTAAAAATGCTATCGGTAATTCTGGTGGTCCCGGTGGCCCTCTTAGAAACAAGAAGGCTCTAACTACTGGTGAGTATGAAGCTATCTGGCTGGACTGTTTGGATGATGAAGAGAAAAAGCTATATGAGCAGATAAACACCGATCCTAAGTCTCAGGCTAAAAATGAGATTGCGTTGTATGAACTTAGAGAGCGCCGCATGCTAAAACGAATCCAGAATTTAATGGCTGGTTTAACTGAAAAGGAAAAAACAGAAATCCAAGAATTAAGAAAAACCAAGCAACCCTATACAACTCCTGATGGGGACAATATTACCATTAATGTAATGGATTTAGTTGTCACCCAAGTAGAAGAGAAGATATTTCGTAAGTTTGACGATATAATTAAAGCGGAAGAAGCTTTGACTAGGGTTCAGGATAAGAAACAAAGAGCAATAGATAACCTACATCGGATGGAGATAAATGAGGAGCAGTTGAAGGTAGCTCAAGAGAAGCTTGGAGTTGATAAGGAAAAGCTAGAAATTGAGAAAGCTAAGGCTGGCAAGGAAAAAGGGCAGGAAGCAGAAGAGTGGGCAACTGCTTTAAAAGAAGTAGCTAATAAGCGTAGGGCTAAGGTAAATAACCATGAGCAGTAAACCTTATGCAGTATTAGTTGATTTAATTGATATTTATTGGGATGACCCAGTAGCTTTTGCCGAGGATATGCTGGACTTTTATCCGGATGATTGGCAAAAGCAAGTCCTGATAGACTTAGCTATTACCCCCAAGGTATCTGTTAGATCAGGCCAAGGGGTAGGCAAAACTGGATTGGAATCAGTAGCAGTTATCTGGTATTTATGTTGCCGACCTAACCCTAAAATAATCTGCACAGCCCCTACCATGCAGCAGCTTTATGATGTTCTTTGGGCAGAGATAGCTAAATGGTTAAACTCCTCTAAAGTCAAGAACCTCTTAAGATGGACCAAAACCAAGATTTATATGGTTGGCCATGAAGATCGATGGTTTGCTACTGCTAAAACCGCTACCAGACCGGAGAACATGCAGGGGTTCCACGAAGAGTATATGCTCTTTATTGTGGATGAGGCTTCGGGGGTAGCTGATAACATCATGGAAGCAATTTTGGGAACTTTATCCGGGGAAGAAAATAAGCTTTTAATGTGCGGCAACCCTACTAGAAATAGTGGGGTTTTTCATGATAGCCACTTTAAGGACAGAGCTCACTATAAAACACATAAGGTATCTAGCCTGGATAGCAAAAGAACCAGTAAAGAAAACATTGCCATGCTGAAGCGGAAATACCATGAGGATAGTGATGTTTATCGGGTGCGGGTGTTGGGTGAATTCCCTAAAGCTGAGCCTGATGTATTTATCCCGCTAGACATTGTTGAAGCGGCTACTATGCGGGAAGTGGAAGCTGAGGGAGCTCTGGAAATCGGTGCAGATATTGCCCGCTTTGGTGATGATGAAACGGTTTTAGCAGCTAGGATCGGGTTAAAGCTAATAGAATTAAGGACTTACAGCAAACAGGATACCATGGTTACAACCGGTCATATAATTGCCATGGCTAGGGATCTAATGGAGGAATATGAAAAGCCGG